ACTAATGATAAGGTAAATGTACAAATGCCTTATCCTTATAACTCTGCAATGAGATTTGTGGTGATGGGACAGTTCCCTACGGCTGGTGGAATTTTTAATACAACTACTTTTTATTCTTTAAAAGAACCAACTGAAGATGTAAGTGCTCAGGCACAAACAGATGAGTTTGCATATGAGGTAGTCCTTCCTGATGATGTTGATGTATCTACATTTCCAGCAGCACAATATACATGGTCATTTGTTACTCCATCTCTAGCATTACATCCAGAGTTGGTAGTTCAGAAGTCATTCTCGATGAGAGACTACCCTTATAATATTGGTACATTTAATTTGCCAGATTATAGAAACAGAAAGATTTTGGGATTTGGTAATGTTAATGGTGCTGGTACAGCAACACCAGAGAATGCTATCAATAACTTTGTAGGGCAAACTGGTGGACAGTGGTACATTGCTAAGAATACACTTATTGATAGTGGAGAATTCTTTAACGTTGGTGACGTAAAAACAACAGGATATAGTGATATTGTTGCTGAAATTTCAGCATATACTGTTGGTAGTGTTAAGTATAGAGTGGGTCCAATTGATGACTACACATTCCCATTCCCACCAGCGCACAACCATAGAATTCTATCTGTAGAAGTTGATGAAACTAAACAGGCAGAACTAGGACCATCTGAAGTAGATAAATTTGCTGTTAACTACATTAATGGTAGAGCAAATATTAATTTGTTTGAACCAGAGGGTGCTTCTGGATCTGCATTAGGACACTCTCATGGTATTATTGGCACGGCATTGCCAAGTGCATCTATGGCAACATATGGTAATGTTGCTGGAATTGGTGATAGAGATGCATCTTACAACTATTCTGTATCAGAATCTGCATCTATCAATCTACTGTCAGTAACATATGATTCTTCTTCAGGATATATTATTGTCAATTGTGATGGTAATCATGGATTTGGTGTAGACGATAACATTACTATCAGTGGAGCAACTCCACTTTCATATAGTGGCAACTTTACTGTCATCGCTAATGGACTAAGTGCATCTAGTTTTAATGTAGAACCAAGGACAGGAGAAATTCCTGGTGTTCCTTCAGCAACACTATCAACAGGTGCAAACGTAAAATTAGCAAATGGATATTTTGTAGAACAAGAGATTACTCAATCACCAAGAATATATGTTGTTGATGGTAACACATTGGTTGGTGGTAAGCAAGCAGAGTTTGAAATCCCAGGAAATGCTATTACTCTAAAAGAAGATGTTATCACATCACCAGAGAGTAGAACTATTTCTGTTCCAGATCCTGCATTAGGTGAGGTTATTGGTATTGAAGCAATCATGCAGGCTCCAGGTGGCGGTGGTGCTGATAGTGATAATGACGGTCAGGATGGTGGATCAGCTTCCATCACTCTCGACGTTGATGGTCAATTGTATACTATCTCTGCATTTGGTGGTAAAGGTGGACAAGCAGGAAATAGTGGTGGCGCAGGTGGAGATGGTGGAACATTATCAATTCCTGCTTCACTAGCAACAGATAGTAGATTTAGTATTACAATTACAGAAGGTATTGACGGTCAAGATGGCGGCGGTGCTGGATCCTCTACATCTTTCACTCTTGGTGGCGGTGGTGGTATAAGTCCAGCAGCAGGAAATAAAGGTGGTAATGGTCAAGCAACTGGATTCCAATCTACAGTTAATGAACCAGAACAAACATATACTAGCAACGGTTCTTGGTCTATTCCTGCTGCTGTGCCTGGAGAACAAGGTAGAAGTATTAACATTGAAGTATCTGGTGCTGGCGGTGGTTCTGGTAACCCAAATGCTAACTCTGGATGTACTGCATCATGGCCAGGTTGGCCAACATCAACTGGTGGTAAATCTGGTGCCTGTGGTGGTTATGGTGGTAGAGGTGCAAGAATAATTGGAACGTTAAAACAACAGGCAGGAACACTAAACTGGGAAATTGGACAAGCAGGTGGAACTGGATTTAACAATAAAGACGGTAACACTGGAACTGGTAGTGAAGCAGGTCCTGCTAATGGTGGTGGCGGTGCTGGTGGCACTGTTGGTGGATCTTCTGGTGTTGGTGCATGGGGTAATGGCGCAACAGGCGGTGGCGGTGGCGGTGTAACAGGTCTGTTCTTAGATGGTGTTGCAGTCTGCGGTGCTGGCGGCGGAGGCGGCGGTGGTGGATCAGGTGGTGGTTTCAACGGTGGTGGTACTACTGATGGTTGCTATCCTGGTGGAGACAATCGTCCTGCTTCTCAGGGACTCATTGGATCTGGTAATGCTCTTGACTTTGCTGATGGTGCTAACGGATCCTCTGGTAGTTGTACTGCTGGATCTGGTGCTGGTGGCGGCGGTGGATGTGGTATCGTCGGACAAGCAGAAGGTGGTGTAGGTGGTCAAGCAGGTGTCGGACACAATGGTAATGGTGGTGGTACAGGTGGTCGTCGTGGTGCTTCAGCATATAGAACTAGTTTCTGGTCTGGTGCCGTAAGTTTGGATGATGTGGGTGCTCTTCCATCATCAAATGGTTACGTTAAAATTCAATTCAGCAGAACAACACTACAATATGATCCCGTTGGTGGTGCTGGTGGTCAAGGTGGAATAATTTCTATTGAGATCCGTGATATTGTTGCTCCTGTTGTTGCAACGTTGCAATCTCCTGGTCAAGGTGGTGGACTAGCACAAGATGGTGGTAACGGTCAAATTTATGTAAGATATGCTGGTCAGGAAGCAGGTACTACACTCCCAGGTGAAACTACAGTTCCAACTGGTAAGTATTACAATGGATCTGAAAATGGTACACCAGCTGGTGCTCCCCTAGACGGAAATATTTGGCAGTCTTCTACTGATGAAAATCTAAAACAGATTGGTTTCGGTCCTGGTACTGGTAGCACTTCTGGATTTAGCTCTGCAAATATTCCTTTTGCAGGACAGAATAAAATCACACAATATATCAAATTTACTGGTGCTGCAGCAGATGCTGGTGGTGATAGACAATTAGTTGTAGGTACACTTGCATTGTCATCTGTAAATGCAATACGATTTACTGTTATTAGAGGTAACGGACAAAATGGTGGTGAATCACCAGATGAGGCGTTGAATCTATTCTATCAAAAACAAGGATCAACAAATACTACATTGTTCCAAGAAATCGTACTCGCTTCTAATACTGAATCTGGATGGCAAGCAGTTGATATTCCACTAGCACAAGGATCTCCTATCAGAGATGATGGTATCACACTTATCTTGTCACAAGATAGACCAGGCGGTGCAAATGATAATGCTACTGCAGGTGCTGATAATTATGGTCTTGCTGCTATTACATTGTTCTATGATCCAACGATACAAAATACATTTGTATCTACTGGTGGAGCATCTTTACAAGGTAACCTAGACGATGCTGGTAATCCAATCAATTCCGATGTGGGTATCAGTCAGGTAAGACGTGAGGTAACTGCAAGAGATGCTGCCTTGACAGTTACGGATGGAACGTTTACAATGTCATCATCTACACCTATTGTTACTACAGCAACAGTTGTATCTGAAAATGATATCCCACTAATTACTAAGTATCATAGAGTAAAATACCTGATCAAAGCATACTAAAATATGACAGAACAATTTATTTTTCCTCCAGAGAAACTGGTTGGTGATTTTCGTGACTTTATTGGTGTCTGGGATGGTTTCATGCCACATGAAATGTGTGATGATATCGTTCGTAAATGTCTAGAGGCAAGACATAACAATGGTTGGATGAATATAGACAATGGTGCTACACAATTTCCAAGTGCAAAGTTAGGTCGTAGTGACTTTCAGTATTTGTTTAATGAGCATGAGAGTGTTCTGTCTAGTCAAGTAAGAGAATATTTGAAATGTTGTGTTTCAAGTTATGTTATTGAGTATGCTGCATTGAAACCAACGAAGATGGTCACAAACATCATCAAGTTTCAACTAACACCTCCTCGTGGTGGTTATCACGAGTGGCACTATGAAACATCATCATACTTTGCTGCTAGTCGTGAGTTGGTGTGGACAATCTATCTTAATGATATGCCTGATGGTGAAGCAGAAACAGAGTTTATCTACCAAAAACGCAGGATTCAACCAAAGAAAGGTAGGATTGTAATATGGCCAGCGGGGTTCACACATACACACAGAGGAAATACTGTGTTCTCGCAAGATAAATACATCTTGACAGGATGGATTCATAAAACAGTATAAACATGGAAATCGCATCACCATCAAAGACAGCATTATACTTGAATGCATTTGATAAGAACATTCAAGTAGACGGTGTTATTAAAACATTTGACGATGAATATTGGGTAGCAAACATTGTTCCTATCCTGTATCCTCTATGGGATTCTGATAAGGATAAGTTGGAAGTCTTTGTTAAGTACAAGGATGGTACTACAAAGATGAACAAGACCAAGTATCAACGTCAGCAGAAGACTGGTGTATACAAGTGGGTCTCTTATCAGTTTGACTTGACACCTTTCCCTACTGAAGTAGCGACTCTGTGTGATCGTCTCATGGAGAAGTATACAGAGTACAGAGTAGGACAAGAGAATGATCTAGAGAGATCACTAGCAGGTCAGTTTGCTAAGTCTGCTATTCTTAACTGGAATAAGGTTACACTAATCAGAAACTTCTTACTTAGTGACAGTGACTGGACACAACTAGGTGATGCACCACTCACTGATGCTCAGAAAGCAAATTGGAGAACATATCGTCAGAAGTTGAGAGATTTGCCAGCAGATCAACAAGATATTGCTGCTAATATGGTGGAGTTCCCAGTAACACCATCTAAACATGAAGCAATGGAAGATAGCAAGGAATATCTATCTGATGAAAATGAGCATTTCTATAGAATGAATCAGGTAGTATACAGTAAGTTTGCAGATAGAATTACTAATTATCTTGCAATTGCTATTTCTACAGCAGCAATTGATGATATGCCTGTCAGCAAGGTATACAAACCAGCAACTGGTGATGCATCCCTTGACACTGTTCTAGAAATGATTGAAGACGGAGAGATTGGATAATGTTAATTTCATTTAATCCTAAAACAGAAGCAATGCTAGTAGCAGACTATGCTGCTCTAGCTAACAAGTGTGTCATTGTTGTTGATAATAGTAAGTATCACACACTGTCTACTACAAAGAAAGCAGAAGTCTTTGCATGGTATGAGGATGTCATGCCAGAAGCAGAGATTGATAGAATCTTTGAACTAAAGACAGTATACTATTATTTCCCAAATGAGCAGAGTGCAGTGGACAATTGTTACGACTGGTTCCCACAACCACAGAACTGCCCTGATGCTGACCATCACATCCCAGCATATGTGATCAAACCTAATGGTGGCATTCCATACGTCAACGCAGATCCAACACCACCAGGCGAGGGTTGACACGCTCCTGACAGCATGGTAGGATAGCAACAGCGAGCACGAGATCCATGCTTGAATTTTGCTATGAACTACCTTACGAGGAACTTGACTTTACAGATCCAGAAACTCACGAACTTTATCGTATCGGAAGAGGCGAGCAAGGGGTTCTACTGGTTCGCCCTTATACTAACGATATATGTGCTCATTGGAGATTCAAAACTCCTGATGAAGCAGTGACATCTAGTAACAAGATCTATGCCATGTATCTTGACTACAGAGACGCCAAAGACTTTGTAGGTATGGATATGTGTCGTAAGTTTTTGGAGATGGGGTTTACTCGTGCTCGTCGATATGCTAATCATCACTCAGGTAAAAAGTATGATGACAATGGTGAGGTCCGTCCTCAAGAGTCTGACCATTGGACCTGCGACTATAATCGCAGTGCTCAAATATTCAAGAGGGTACGTGACATCGTTGCAAACAATGAAGAATACAAAAGACAACGCAAACTTTGGAGATCTAATGAAAGTACCCACTCAGTACGAGTTGACGCACTTGCAGCTACAAGCAATGTTACGAGACAACGCTATTCCAGAAAGCGAACTAAAGTATCTGGGTGATAAAGAATACCCTGTAGATTTCCAAGCACATCCAGAGTATCATGGTATCATTATGCCATGGTATCTTGTAGGTGGACAGCATGAGGTGCCAGTGTGTGACATTGCATCAGTTGACCGTGTGGACGATGATGATTGTGTCCCTGAGAACGATGGGTGGGGACCTGCTGGTCCTCCTCAAACATAAAGAAATCATTAGATTGTCT